CCTATCAATAGCAATCTGTTTAAGATCCTGTCGTAAATCACCTGAACTATCTCTTGGTTGTCTAAGCGCCATTCTTAAACTTAGCCTTTTCTTCTACAGCTTTCATCACACCTGAATAATCTTTGTTAAGAGCATTTGCTAAATGATCAGGTAATTTAGAAGTCTCATCCATCACAGAAGTGGTTTCCGCTTCCTTATTAATATTTTTCCATTCACCTGAATCAGCAGTTTCTTTAAGTAAATTATTTAATATAGAGTCCTTTGTCATCGGAACATGTTGTTTTGACTCAGTCACAGTTTTTTGTATCGGTTTAGCGGTAGTGGTTACAGATGGTGTTTCGTTAAGTATCTCATCATTTATCTTACTAACCAGTACTTCTTTTAACTCTTTACGAAGTCCAGCAAGAGAATATTCTATTTCTTCTCTTACTACTTCTCTTATTACTTTCTTAAATAAAGATAACTTCATTATTACTCCTATGCTGGTGGTGGTGGAGGACCTTGAGTCTCCGCTTCCACTCTATTTGGTTCTATAAAATGTCTGTTGGATAAAAATGATGGTTGACCAGTAATAGTATCTGATATAGCCAAACCATTCTCATCTAAATTCTTTTCATATTCAGGTACTGGATTCTGTCCAGGTTCTAATGTTCCTAAATTAAATTCTTGCATTATATTATTCACCTCTTGACTCAACGTTCCAGCAATATGTATGTTTGGAAATAATGTTAATTTCTGTGGTACATTCATATCACCAAGTGCTTGAGCATCTCCCAATAATCTTAATATCCTTACTAATAATTTTTGAAGCTGATCACCTAATACCATTGGTTGAACCCTTTGCTTGGCAGCTTCTCCTATATAAATATTTGGAGATTGAAATACTGAGAAACCTTTATTGTTTATTGTAAGGTTCTTATTACTTCCTATATTGATATTACGATTTGCTGATATCGTTATATCCTCTACAGTAGAGTTAAATATAATTCTATCAGAGGATATTATAATTTGATCAAATTCATCATTAGGTGTTAGTTCTTCAGGATTATAATCTTTTATAAATCCATAATTATAATTAAATTTACTCTCAGGTTTTTCTTCATTAACTATATCGTTTCCTCTGGCAATATTATATCCATCTGAATCTGCTGATAATCTATATCCAGGTTTAAGTACTGCTTCATCGTTTTCAATTTCATCATGCACTTCAGTTGGAAAGTTATTATCAATAGTTCCAATGGATGTCATGGCAAATATAGAACCACCACCACCTAATGTTTCCCTATCATTAGAATTATTATTTGATAATATTATAAGTGGATTATCATATCTATTACCTATCCTAATAGCATTACCAGTCCTACCTTCCAGCATAAGATCAGATACAGTAGATTCTAGATATGATACAGAATTGGTATTTATGCTGTTATAAATTGCTGGAAAATCCATTTGTGGATTTCTAGGTTTTGATAATTTATCATAAACTAAATCTGATATAAATCTATTGTATCCATCAGGTCTATCTTTACCTGTACTTAAAGATCCATACATATGATCAGACGAATTAGATGGTATGTTGCGGGTATTTATAGGACCTAAATAAAAATTTTCACCACCAATGTTTGTATATAAAACTAAATCACCTCGTGTAATAGAATCTTGAACTCCACGAAGTAAAGGTATGGCATCTATAGAAACACCTGTTGAATCACTTGTATATGGAGTTAATTTTATTTTACCTACTTCTGGTACGGTAGTAGTTAAAGGATTATCCTCATCGGCACTTGTAAAAACCATCTCAACGTGTCCAGGTAAAAAAGACATTATGTGTTTCCGTATTTCTTTCTAATTTCTTCTATACCCATTTCATCTGATTTTTTCTGTAAGTCTGTAGATACATCCTCAAGAGCGCCCATCAATTCTTCTTTTTCTTCATCAGTTAATAATGTTACATCAGACTCAGCTGTCATGGTTTTAGCCATAAGTCTTTGATATAACGTTGCTAACTTAACCAAATTATCATCATTCTTAATCCCCACATCCATCAGTTCTTTTATAATAGGTCCTACAACAGCAATATCTTCTATGCCTTGTATGTAACCATGCACCTCTTGGATTAAGAGATCAATCTGAGTCTTTTTAAGCTTAGAATTCTCGTATATCTCTTTGGATAAATCAGAGAAATTCTTATCACCAAATATTTTAAAGTCATTATCCATATAAGTATCCTAGTTATAAATATAGGATACAAGGAATATTATAAAGAACCAGTTATTGCTAGGTTACTAATATGTCCTTTTGTAAGAATTTCCTCTTGAATACGTGGGTAAATACGGCGAAATACGTTAGATATTTGAGTTATCTTAGATGTCTGTACATCTGTCATTTCACGAATCATGATATATAAAGCTTTCTTATTGAAGTTATCTATCTGATCTTTGTTCTTGCATAGATACAATATTGACTCAGCTACATGTCGATCTTTTTCTTTTGGAAATAATTTATCTAATCTACCATAAAGATATTCAACAGTTTTTTCAAATATCTCTTTTGATATAGATGGGTTGATTCCACTATCCATAGTGCCTTCACCGTTCAATACATTTATATCATCATGAGATTTCATCTTCTTATAGTTGGCGTTGTTGTTCAATATCAAATAGTTTTTAGCTACAATAGAGAAATAACTAAATGCCTTTGATCCACGATTTTCATCAAACTTATGCATGTTCAAAACTAAGTTAGATACCACTTCTTCCTGTAAATCTCTGAAACCATAGTCAAAGTAACTAAACTTAAATGTATTGATTATGTTCTCAGCTAACTTTAGGAAAGCAGCATGTATTTCTTCCGTGTATATTTTATGTCTGAATGTATAATCTTCAGATCTATTATACTCTACAATAGCATTATGTACTGGTGTTCCAAAATATATCTTACTCTTCTTTTTTCTCTTCTTCTTTAGTGCTGGCATCTTCAACCTCTTCAAATAAATTATCAAGTAGTTTGCCGATTTCTTTTAGTTCTCGAAAAAAGAAACCTACTTCGTCATCGGCCTCAAATGTTCCTTTTTCATCTATTAGTTTTAGTTGTTGATTTACGTATTCTATTTTATCATTTATTTGTAATATTATTTCTTCATACATGGTAATACGTTTTAAACTATAGTACACCATCATGATTAGAAAGATTGAGATTATGCCTAGAATGGCACAAAGAATTTGAAATATCATTGGATTATGATTCTCCGACTATGGAATGTATCATTGATTTGAACTGATCGTCATCTAGAAATTCCATCTTATCATCTTGAATTAAATTAGTAATACGCTTTACATGTTCTAATTCTTCTTCTGAGACATTAAACTCGATATCTTGCTCATCACCCATACTGTAGTATAATTCATCAAGTGCTTTGTTTACATCTCTGATATGATTGTGCATCCTATCGAGTTTCTTTTTCATGACATCACGTTCTTTTTCCATCTTATCTAAGCGATTCATAAACCTTTCTAGTAACTCTTTGAGTTCATCATTTGATACATCCATATTCATAAATATCATCGACCTAGTAAATATCCATTCCGATATCTTCCAGGCAATCGATGGATTCCCTACCATCATAATCATGGTAATCACCAACTGCTGTGATATTCTCTTCTAGTGTTGCCTCATCCACAAGGTCAAGGTTCACACTTGGTTTGATATCTTCGTCAGGTGAAGACTTCTTGTCCATCTTCTTCATCATCTTCTCATCATCTTCATTCAACATGAACTGTGATAAGTCGATTTCTTTTATGTTTATTGCCATTATATTCTCCTATTAGTGTTAATGTAATTTACAAAATTATTAGTGATTTGTCAAGTAAAATCTTTCGTGTCTTTCGATTCATCACCTCGAATGATGAGAGAGAATCGGATATTTTCTTATGAGAGTTAAAAGATATTTTGCCGTTGGTTAATAGATTACGAGAGTAAGAGAGTGCTAAGTCGTATCCCGATTTCTTATATATACGAAGTATGTCT